TGGGAAGCTGAACTCATGTATCAGGAAAATCAAGCCATGCGAAAGTACGGACTAGGGGTTTCTAACCAACAGTTCATGGACTACATGGAAGATGAGTACGATATGTACCTGGATGCTGAGAAGGGATGGATTCCCTTCACGGACGACGACGACGAGTACTCCCCTCCCAATTATTATCCCGAGCGGGAGTCAGCCAATTACGACCCCAGTGTATACAAAGTCGCCAAGCGCAAGCTTACGGTTCCTGTGTACGTCGATTTGGCCGCCGTTGGAACAAGGCTCCACCCTTTTTGGGAACCGAAACCAATTCCCTCAAAACCATGGTACGAGATGCATTATGGAATTTACTCCTTTGGAGAAGGCGAAGCCGTTAGTGCTGAGCTTAGGAGAGGGGTAGACGACATAGCTGCTTACACCAAGCAGCACCCTGCAACTAAACCGGAGTTCGCCAATATCGTGAACGACACCCTTAAGTCTGAGTTGAAAACTCTCACAGACCAATTCAAAATGGTCCGAGAGGAAGTATTGCAGCTTAAAACGCTCATTGCTGAAAACGACGAGCGTGAAGCCGAGAAAAGACGACTAGCTAAAGAGGAAAACCGCTTAATCCTGGAAGCCAATGCTACACGCAAGGCCAAGGAGAAAGCGGACCGGGAACGGCAGGCTGCTATCGAGGCCGCTACTCGTAGTGAGATCAAAACCATAGAGGAACAAACGAAGGCTCTATTGGAGAGGAAGAAGGAACTCAAGAAGACGATCCTCCCTCCCAAAAAGAAACCTTCACCGTCCCCCCTCGTGGTTGTCGAGCCCGCTGACACCACCGAAATCGAAAGAGCCAAGGTGGCATTAGACGCGCGTGCACGTGAGCTCCAGCTCAAAGAAGAAGAGTTTAACGCTCTCCGTAGAAAACTAGACGAGGAGTCTTTAAACTTCTCCAGTCTGACATCCGGATCGACGACGTTAAACAAAGATTCGAAGCTGCCGGAAGAATCCGCTATCACCCTAGACAAGAAGTCCCCGACTCAAGAGGCGCTCGTGGAGCCGTCTTCAAGATCGGCGACTCCGAGGTCCCACACAGGGTCGCGGAAGAAGCGGCGAAGGCGAAAACGAGTTTCGTCGAGCGAGCCGAACACCTCTGTACAGAGGTGGTAGGTTCCGAGTTCCCCAGGTCAGGTGGTATACCTGAACTCTCGGCGATTGCGGCTAATAACCGCAGGCGCCTTGAGTCCACCGAACCTGGAAAGGAGGACAAAAAGAAGGTGTTGGAGTGGGTAAAGAACAATTACCCCTCCGCGGGAGTCCCTTGGTACTTCCACGACAGGCTCAAGGTGTCGGGGTCTGTCATTGCTGACGTCTTAGCGACCGTGAATAGGAAATCCTCTCCAGGATCCCCTTATTTCCATTTCGCTCCATCGAAGGGCCAGTTCATAGACCATAATGCTGAGGAAATCTTACGCTTAGTACAGTACCGCATTAAAGAGTATGCTGAAACCCCGAACGAGGAATTTAGAAGAATGTCAGCTACACAGTTGGTGGAAAGGAACCTCACAGACGTGGTGAAAGTCCACGTGAAGAGAGAGCCCACTAAAAGAGAGAAACTTCTTGAAGGCAGACCACGGATAATTATGGTTGAGTCCATAGTGTCGGAGGTGCTCCAGAAGCTGATCTTTGGGCCCCAGATGAAGCTGGAAATTGCTAACTGGGAGACCACCCCGTCCAAACCGGGTTTTGGTCTCGCAACCGATGACCAGGCAGCAGCGTTGTATGCGTCCGTTGGCGGCGCAAAGAATCTTTACGACTCCGACGTTTCTGGCTTTGACTGGAATATGAATCGCG